TGCGCCGGACTCAGTGTGAGTCTGGCCAGTCGGTTAATAATGCGTTAGGGGAAACGTGGAATTAGTTGCCGGTGTGCGCGCAAACTTGATATTTTTACGCTTCAAACTTGGTAATACTTGCAAACTCTTTCTAGGATATTCCCAATAAGTAAGGCCAGCAAACCGATGTGTGCTGGCCTTACTTATTTTCATTTTGTGGCAACGCTAATCGGGTTCGATCTCATCTGCTGCCTGCAATGTCGCCTTTCGAGCCAAGCCAGCGGCTTCCAACGCTCGCCGATCCTTTACCGCTCGTTGCACAACCTGCCGAATCAAACGTTGGAAAACGTTGTCGAGTTTAATTTGCGCTACCCTTCGTTTACCGCCTGCCGTCATTTTCACAGCGCAAGGCACTAAGGGAGCCACCGCGTCTGGCTCTTCGCGCAAATAAATATCCAACGGATTTGCCACGCACGCCCCTTGAAATACCGAAAGCGGCTGCTCAATGCCTTGCACCACAGCCAGCACGAAATCCTCAGCCAATGCGTCTGCTTTGTTATCCGCTGCGGTTTGGTTGGCAGCGCTGACAGTGATCGTAACTGTTTTAGTGGCTGTTACGGTTTGGGCGTTGGCAACAAGCGAAGCGGCCAACAAAATCAAAAATGCGATAAAGATTTTCATATTTCTCCTCAGTTAATAAGTCATCGAAGCAATTGTTCTGGTTGCCCCGCCATCCCTGACCTTGATCGCACAAACGCGACTTGGCGAAGTTCCAGCGCAGTCAACCCACCAATCCCCGTCGCCTAATGACGGAGCTGAGGGCGTAGCCAGCGAAGTGCGCAATCTGACCGGCGCGCCAGTCGCCCCTACAACCAGCTCACGCACAGAGCCAGCCCCTGTGGCTTCAGGCGTTATCAAAAACGCGTTCGACACCGCTTGGATACCCAAGCGTTCATAGCTGCTGCCTGATGAATATGTGTTGTAGATTTTGAAGGCTTGTGCGTTTGTCGAATTGCGCTGGTCAAGTTGGTTGGTGGCGATAATCAGTTGCGGCACGCCAGCCGTCGTGCCGATATTGCCGGTCGCCACAGAGGCAGAAGCTAGCGCCCCGCCGCATTTAATATTGGCGACCTCGTTTCCGCTTCCGTCGCGAATTGAATGCGCCACTTGCGATGTTGCTGCGCCGCTCGCGCACTGACCAATTGTAGCGACTTCTGTGGTAGTGCCTGCTAGCGCGTGAATGCGCCCAGAAGGTGTAGGTGTGCCAACACCCAGCAAGCCAGACGGGTCAAGGCGCATCCGCTCCACTTGCCCGGTTGAACCAATCGGCGTCACGATAAATGTCACATAAGTGCCTTGCGCGGTTGGTGTGAAGTTCTCAGCGGCTGCCGCATTGATTGCGACTTTTGCAGACGAGGAGAAATTACCGGCATTGTCCATCCCGCGAGCTTGCAGGTTAAAAATTACCGTGTTTGCAGCTGTTTGCGTCGGGGAAGCGATGGTGCCGCCCGCGTGCCTAAAGACAAAACGATTAGAGTCAGTATAGGAATTAAATTCGGCTATGACTTGGGCAGGATTAGCCGCGCCGGGCCATTCTTTAATAATTGAAAGCTGCGCGAATTGCGCCGTGTCAGGTGTTCCCAGCCCCAAAAGCGTACGCAATTGGGTGCTATTCAAATCAATCGCGTTGGCGGTGCTGCCTGTGTTGTTTCCTTTGACCGTATTGGCTGGCATTTGCGCCAGCGCGGCGTTTGTCACCGTGTTGGCTGTAAATTGCGAAGCTGCAACAACTCGATAATCGTTATCTGTGGCATTGGGAACCAACCCCACATAGCCTTTGTTGGTATTTATGACGTAGGAACCCGCCCCATTGATCGTGCCGCTGCCGCCTGCCGTGATCGTGATGTTATTGGTGGCCGCGCCTGCGGTCGAAGCGTCTTTAATCCAAATAATGTCCTGATTTCGCGCGCCCCAGCCCGGCCAAGGCAACACATAGGCCACAGCGGCTGTGTGTTTGCTTTCGATCAGTCGCACACCGGGATAGGTGAAAGTCGTGTTACTGGTGGCTGTGTAAGTTGAAAGCGACCCATCAGCGCGCATCAATGGACGGGCGGCGCTAACTGTCGAGTCGTAATAGCTGTTGACTTTGGCGTTAGCGTTGCCACCGTTGAAAGCGCCAGCGCCAAGGGTTTGCAAACCCGGCATCCCGTTTGAGTGGATCGGTTGGCCGTTAAGAAAGCTGCTGGGGCCGCTGCCAAAATCCACGGTGTCTTCGATGTAGCCAAACCGCAAATAAGGCGAAAAGAAATCAGTGTTCAGTCCAACCAAGTCAAATTCGATGGCCTTCATCGTGCCGCTGGTGCCCAATCCTGCAAACTTGGTGTGCCCACGCGCTGAAACGTTGGAAGCGTGATAGCCCAAAATCCCCTGCGTGTCGAAGGCTTCGACGTTGCAATTGAACAACGTGAGCGAAGCTGGCGCGTTGGTTGAATCACCATCAACCCCTGTCTTTTTGCCCACCACTGCCCATTTTGCATTTGCCAAAACCGGCGCATTGTCTACGCCGTTGCAATTATAAAAAGACCAATCGCCGCCCTTTACGCGAAAACCCACCGGAGCTGAAGCTCTCAAGGTGTGGGAATAAGAATTGTATAGCGCCAAGCCCGGCGCGACAGTCGCTTCCAATAAGAAGTTGAATCCGACTGAGTTTGAAACGTGGATGTTATCGAGCGTCGGAGAAAACGCTTTGTCGCGAAAATGGAACCCGTTACCGCCAGCATCTTCGATGCGCACGTTGCGCACTACCAAGCCCCAATAATCGGCATTGCCAGCGATGTTTAACCCGGTTTGATTGCTGCCTGTCAGGTTGCCTCTGATCGTCAAGTTCTCAACACCAGCATCAAACGCCGTAGTGCTGACAGTTACAATGGGCGCGTTACTGCTGCTGAACAGAACTGATTTCCCAATTCCCACGCCAACCAAACGCACGCGGTCTTTCAATACCAGTCCAGTGACTTTGCAAATTCCCGGCACTGGCACTTTGCCGCCGCCCATCGCATAAGCCGAATCAATCGCGGTTTGATAAGCGCTGCTGTCGTCAGTGGTTCCGTTGCACACAGCGCCCGATACTGTCTCAGTTCCGCCGCCTCCGCCGCCTCCGCCGCCGCTCAAAGCCTGAACGCTCAACTCTGACGCAAAGACAAAGCGCAAATTCTTGTCGGCATCTGTGACCTTATAAGGTGCAATTGAACGCGGCGTAGTTGTTGTCACCACAGGGATTGAATACAGCCCCAAAAAGGCGCGTTGCGTGCTGCCCGGTGCGACGTGATAAGCCACGTAATAAGACTCAGGCGAAAGCGAAGCCGAAGGCCAAAGGGCTACGTCATAACGGCCTGAACTGTTCAGCGCTACAGTGACCGATGCGCCTTTAGGAATGATTCCATTAGGTGAATAAACCCCTGTCGTATCGCTGGCAGTCAGGAAAAATGAAACCGTGCCTTTCAATGGAGCGCCGCTGCCATTGACCAGCACGTCATATACGTTGGTTTTGATGACTTGCGCGTGTGCGCAAATCGCCAAGGCCAAACCCATCAATATTGAATGTAAAACCTTGCGCATTCTCCCTCTCTTTCTTAAGCCAATCCTTGTGAAAGTATGTTGCTGATTTGGTTGCCCGGCGAGCGCAACAGTGCATGCACATAAAGATTGCCACTCACGCCCGTGTCGGTGCCCAGCGAAGTCCAAGAACCTCCGCCATTCGAGCTTTTTTCATAGGTTAGCGTAGTGCCGCTGCGACGGATGCGAACCAAATCGCCCGCGACAGCATTGACGCCTGTGTCAGTGGGTGTGCCGCTTCTGAAGATGTGATAGCGGCTTAAATAGTTAGTTATCGAGTGTGCGAGCGTTTCAAATTTGCCTGTGTGAGTTGAGGCAGTTTCGAGTCCCACCAATCCTGTTTCAGCGGGCGAAGTCCCGACGACTAAAGGCCATTGCACAAAGCCGTCGCCAGCCATTTTGAGCAACGAAACCATATTGGCAGACCAATAATCTGTCGGCAGCACAGGCGTTGGTGCTGTGCTGGTATAAGTGTTGCCCGCTTGGGTTATGTAGGTGAGATTGGTGAACTCAACCAACTCACTGCCGCCCACGGTTGCGGGCAATACGATTTTCGCCAAGTTCGGACGGGCAAATAAGCCCGGTAACAGATAGCCTTTTGCCATTAGGAAACCACCTTTTGAAAGACAGGACACCAGTTAGCCAACGAACGCCCCGACGAAGCACCTACAGCCGGGTTGCTGTCGCGCAAGCAACCGCGCGGGCCGGTGATTGGCCCGGCTCCGTTGCCGACTGTGCCAAAGAACGCATAACCAACCTTTTTATTTGCGCCTGATGGCGTTGCGCTCAGTGTGATTTCAACCGTGTCAGGCGCAATGATCGTCACGCCGGTGATCGTCGCCGAAGACGAGTCATCAACGTAGCTGAACCCATAGTTGCCGGGGTCTGAGACATTGACCGTGTCGAACACCAGCGGGCCGTAAGGTACGTTGAAAACAACCTTAATTTTGTTCGCCGTGCGCGTGAGCGTGAGCGGCCTGACAGGTTGCCAATCAGCGCCCGTAAACACGGCGCTCATTGCCTGCGCGTAATACTCTCCCAACCAGCGTTCGCCTTCGTTTGTCAGATGGATTCCATCAGGCTGATAGGGCAGGAAATACTTAGGCGTGACGAAGTAAATCTTGCCGGGATTTTCAACGCTGGCGTCAAGTTGTTGGTTGGGCACCAGCGAGTTGGTCTGGCTGTATTTTGTCCAACTGGCTATCTGGCAAAGGAACATCGGGATCGTGCCAGTTTGCCCGGTGATCGCCTTGCAATCGGTTTCATAATCAGCTTGCCATTGCACCAAGTTTGCCTTGTAACTCGCGTTGTTATTGGCTCCGTCTTGTTCGCCGTGAATCACCGTAATTGCGCTCACGCGATGGGTTGTGCTTTCGGCAATTGCGATGTTTTTTCCGCCTGTGACTTGCGCCATTCCGCTGGCATAAGGGCCGGTGCCTTTGGCGATAGATGAATAAGGCGCGCTTGAGACACCATGACCAGAAACCAGCATTGATTGGCCTTCGTTATTGAGGGCAATCAAGCCGTTCGCCATCGCTGAAGAAATCGTCTCAACCGTGGCTTCGACCAACGGGGCAAGCGAGGTCAAACCAGAGCCTCCCGGCATCACGCCAGCACTGAACATCCGGTTTGTATAAGGCTGCGCGACAGTCAGCGGAGGCGAGGCTTGATAACCCACGCTGAGCGACTGACCAGTGACCAAAATGTGATGGTAATTAGCCAGCGCATTCCAGTTGCCGAAGTAAAGTTCATCGGCTCCTGTGCTGATCAACAACCGGCGATATTGCGTGGTGCCGTTGTCGAGCAAACGCGTGTAATAAAGGTAAGAGCCATTGACCTCTGGCGCGTAATTTTCGCCCGGTAATTTGTATTGCGTGATCGTGGTTCCGACGCGTTTGAAAAGCTGCCAGCGACCATTCACCAGCCGCGTGAAATAGTCGTTGCCAGACAGGTCAAAACAGCGGCTGGCGCGTATGGGCTTTTCGATGCCGTGCAAGCTGCCATTCTTGCGAATGCCGAAGGCCACGTTGCCGCTTGAATCAAACCAACAAGTTGCAAATTGTTCGTCAGACAACGTCTTGATGTCGTCGTCTTCGATCATTCCGGCAATGACGATCTTGTTGGAAATTTGCTTGGCGATGCTGTCAATCAGCGTTGCGCCAGACCAACGTTGCAGGCTGCTGGTTGTGCGCGGCGTGACACCCAATTGAATGCCGAATTGGGCAAGGATTGAACCGTAAAGCGCCTCCATCAAAGTCGCGCTGGCAAAGGTGTATTTTGCCGCCAAATTGGTGTCAGTGATGCGCGGGCAAGTCGAAAGCGAAAGCGTGGCGTCGCTGACTGGCACTTGGTAAAGGCCGAGCATTTCGCGGCGCGTGCCGTTCTCATACCAAACCTGATAATACTGAACCGGATTGAGCGAAGTGCTAGGGTAAACCTGAACGGTAAATCTGCCTGTCGAGTCCAAAATTGAACTGACAGAAGGCACGCCAGCGACTAGGCCGGGAGCGCCTTCGGCAAACCCCGTGCGAATGAAAGTAACTTTGCCCACCAGCGGATTACTCGAAGCATCGAGCAACACATCACTGACCGTTGTTTTCTTATCCGCCACTATCAAACTAACCGTCACCGCCGCACTGGTTTGTGCTCCGCTCGTCACCGTGAACTGAAACGAATCGGCTCCCAAATAGCCCGCGTCCGGCGTGTAAATGCACGCGCCAGTCGCCGTGTTCAACCCTGTGATCGTGCCGTGTGTGGGGTTTGCGGTAATCGCAAAAACGAGCGGCGTGCCGTCCGCATCCGCACCCAAAAGCTGGATAGGATAAGGCACTGTGCCGACGACGTATTGCGATGGAGTTGCAACAGGAACTGCCATAAATTCCTCTAGGTCAAAGTGAGCGTTGAAAGCTGCGATTGTCCGCCGTTGGGGTTCGTCACCATTACCGGATGCGCGCCCGCTGGCAGGCTGGCGGCTGGCAACGTCACAGTGATCGAAGTTCCACTCAAGGCCGATGGAATCAAGCCTGTAATCCCGCCGATTGACACTTCAGCGCCAGCGACAAAAGCGCTACCTGTGAGCGTCAAGGTTTGCGCGCTCGATGCAGCTCCGCTGGTTGGTGCGATGGTGGTTAAAACAGGCGGCGTGAGTGCTGCGTTTTTGCCCAAATACCAAAGATAGAGCATGCACGCTTGCACCATCTGAAAATAGACTTTGAGCGAAGTGCCAAAGTAATAGCGATTGCGAAAGCTGATGGCTTGGCGCGCTGAATAAGCAACCACGCCGGGGCCAAGATCACGGTAAAAACAAAGCGCCTCAAAAACCTGTTCAGCCATCAATTTGAGCGCTGCGTTTTTGAACCAAAAAGCTGCCAAGGTCAGGCCGTGCAAGTTGATCGTCGCGTCTATTGGCGCGAACGTTTTGCCAGCCGTTGTGCTGTTCGGATGCCAGTTGTAACAAGCACCCGCTGCCTCGACATCTGCACCTGAAATTACGTTGTAACGCAACGGCGCATTTGTGCCGCGTGCCACCAATTGCGCATCGCCAAAACAGGCGAATCGTGCCCCTCGATAGAGATAGCCTTCAAGGTCTGTGTCTGGCGTTCCGACCGACCGTTTGACCAGCAAATAATCGGTCAGTGCATCCCAGCAATAACCGTGCAGATTGAACAGTTGAACGCCAGAGGTTGCCGTGTCGCGATAGGCTGGCGTGCAAGCCCATCCCCGCCCGCCGTCTGCCTGTTCCAGTTCGCGCAATTGGCGCAAGTGAAAGGCTGCTTTTTCTAGGTCTGAGGCGATGCCGAAAACCAGATAGGATTCAAGGAATTTGTTAGCCAAACGCCCATAGGCGCGAAAGTCGTTATAAGCGAAATATCCACCCACGCCGGTCGCATTCAAAACCAAGGCGCGCTGCCGTTGTTTCTGCAAAGCTTCCAGCAAAATCAGATCGCCAGTGAGCAAGTACAAGCCGCCAAGTTGCCGCCAATCGTGCGTGATGGATGAATCAAAGATTTGCACGCCCAAGCTGCTGGTTTTCTCATATTCAGCGCCGCCCTCGGTTGAGACTGCCGTATTGCCGTTTTGGGGCAAAGCAGACCAGATCATTCCCAGCGTAGCCGCGTGCATCGCGTGGATCGTCGCCAGCCGATAGGCTTTCACGTCACCCGTGCGCAACCAGTTTTGCAGCATCGCATCGCCCACGCGATAGCGGTTTGCCGTGAAGTTGTCGCCGCCCAACGGTTCGCCCGTCACACCCCACCAACGCCAGCCAAAATGAATGCCGTTGTCGTTGTTGCCACCGGGGTATAAATGGTTGCTGAGTTTCCAGCGTTCAAGGTCAAGTTGTTCGGCTGGCGAGATCGCACCCGACGAATCGTTTTTGGTGTAATCGTACCCAACCTCAAACAAGCGTTCGGCGATGTTGGCGGCTTCCAATTGGCGCGTGCTTGGCACTTCGCCAGATGTCCAGGTGTGCTTTGCGCCAGCCAAGGCCGGATAGATCGCCAGTTCGTTGGTATAAGCCCGGTCTAAGGTCACAAACGCATCGTGAACGATAGCCGCTGCCGTGTCGGCATTGACGCCTGACAGGCTTTCCCAAACCTTGGCACGATGGGCCGGAATATGATGCTGAAAACCGGACGCCATCGCAGACAAATACCAATGGTCAATCTGCGAACCTGACGCCACTATTTTGAACGGGAAGTTCTGAACCGCATCAACGAAACAATGCTTGAAAGTACCAGCCACAGCCGTCGAGTTTGGTGTGCCTGCCAGCACGCGCGCCGAAGCCGAACCCGCGCCGCTGTGAGCGGTGATTTCGTCAGTTGAGGCAGTCGCGGCACTGGCTAAGGGAATGGTTAATTTGAGCTGGTCAAACGATACGTCAGAGACTTCGACGCCTTGCTCGATGCTGCTCGTTTGATTCTTGAGCATCAGCCGCGTGCGCGTGAAGTTTTGCCCCGCGTAAAAATGCCAATAGATAGAGCCTTGCAAGTACTGCCAAACGCGCGCCGAACTGAGTTCAAACCAACCGTCTTGCTTGATGATCAAGTGCATGGCTGATTGCGCGGGAATCGTCGCGTTTTGCACCTTGAAAGTTGCTGTCAAAGGCGAAGGCAAGCTGACCGGAATAATCTCAGTTCCAATCAGTAACCGCTTGCTGAGCGGAGCGCTGAAATAGACGCGATTGCCTTGAATATCACTGATCGTATAAGTCGCAGCGTCTATCGCGTCTTGATCTTCGACGGTGACGTTCGCGGGCATCGTGCCTGTGTTGAATCCGTCGCCGGTTGCACGGTAAAGAATTCCGCCCGCTTTGTAATATTCATCGTAAGCCGTCAACACGAACTGATTGCCTGTGCCGCGCGCAAAGACCAGCCGTTGCGCAGTCGTGAATTCGCCGCGCGCTACGCCGATGTGCGTTTCGGCCTCGATGCGCAAATATGGCCCGGTAAAATCACTGCCAAAGCCCAAGTATTTGGCCGTCCAAGAAAACTTAACCGATTGCCCAATCGTCAGGGCTTTGGGGTTGCGCACGGTGACGAAGTTCTGGCCTTGCGCAGCCGCGACGTTGCGCGCCACGCCTGTTGAATTCGCCACCAGCCGCGACTTGGCAGCAAAGATCGCATTCAACGACGGCTTGGTGCTCGCCAGTTGTTCGACGGTTGAAAGCTTGAAACTATTCAACAGGTTGGTGCCTGTTTTGGGCAGGGTTACGGCAAGATTGCCCGTTGAAACAACGAAGTCATTTGCATTGTTGGTAAGCGCAACCGGCGAAGCTGGTGCTGGGTTCGTGTTGCTATCGTCAATCGTGTAGTTGCCGCTGCCGTTCGGCGTGAAATTCAGCAAGACGACGGCAACAGGTTTGGTGACATCCGACGTTTCGCCGTGCCAACGCGAGATGATTTCAAAGTTGCACGCGACAGGCGTACCGATGGCATTCTTGAGCGTGAACCGGCTCACGTTATAAAAAGCGGGCGAGTCGTCAACAATCACGCCAGTGCAAACGGGCAACGTAGTTGATGCCACCGCCAACGGAATCGAAAGCCCGCTCGCCGCTGCCTGAAACGTGACAGCCAGCACGTTTGATTCGCTGCCAAAATCGCCGCCGCTTGAATGAGCCACCGAAACATAAACCGTTGCCGGATAGTTGCCGCGTGCCAGTTCAAAGGTAGAGGCCAAAGCGCCAGCCGCCGCAGTGAACGTGAGCGTGGCGGCGTTTGACATATCGGCGCTCGCTGAAATCTTGACGCGCCGCGTGGTCGCATATTGCGAAGTGTTAGCCACAGCAATCGTTGCCGCTGTGACCGAAGCCGCCCCTGACAAACTAATGACAGGCACAATGCCACTGCTGATTTCGCGGTTGTAATCAATAAAGACTGAGGCCGCATCTTCCAAGGCGCTCGACGGCACACCTCCGTTGGCCGCGCGCGGAATCGCATACAACCGCACATCGCCGTCAGACTCAGGCGTATAAGGGAATGTGACCTTTTGATTGATCGGATAAAAGCCTTTGAACCGTGCCGCGCCGTTCGGTGAACCGTCTTCGTTAAGCAATTGCATCCAGATCGCGACATCAGCCACAGGCGCGGTGCCATACACCACGGTTGCATCGTCAACCGTGTGATCGCGTCCTGTCATTGTTGCCCCGTTGGATGGAAGTCCTAACATTATGTCGTTGTCACCTCGCGAAAGGCCGTGCGGCCTTGATAGTTCTCAAGCCTGAAAATGACCGGCGTGCCTGCGTTCACGCTCAACGTGCCGCCCGCCAGCCAACCCGTTGCGTCGGTCGTGAGCGTGACACCCAAATCAACGTTGGTGTCTTGTCGCCAAACCTTGATCGTCGCATTGGCGCAGACAATCTCGGTTCCGTCTGTTTTCCTGACGCGGACATCAAATCCGCCATAGTTGCTTGGCATAACTCGCCTTCTTTATGTGAAGCCCAAGATTTCAACGTCGCGCAAAGCGTCGCCTTGCTTGCGCAAGAGTGCATGCACAAACAATTCGCCTGTGACGTTGGTGTCTTGAAACAATTGTTGCCACGTTGCAGCGTTGTCTGAGCTTTTTTCGTAATAAAGCGTGCTGCCTGCGCGGCGTAATCTGAGCAAGTCGCCAGCCTTGGCCGCGACACCTGACGAAAACCAACTGCCGCTGATGAATCGGTGATAAACGCCCAAATAGTTGTTGAGGCCATAGCGCACGTTGCGCCAATCGCCCGTGTGAGTCAGTGAAGGGTCAAAGCCGACGAGCGAAGTTTCGGCTACGTCGCTGCCAATGCTGAGCGGCCATTTCACCCAGCCGTCGCCTTGCAACGATAGCCCTGATGTCATATTCGCCGTCCACAAGCCTGACGCGGCTGTACTGCTATAGGTTTTACCTGCCAGTGTGATGTTGACCAAATTGGTGAACACGTCGAGCGTGAAAGTGACCGTGCCGCCCGAACCCAGCGAAGCGGCAGTTAATTCTTCGACGGTGAAACAAATCGAGTCAGGCGTGCTTTGCACATCCACAAAATGCACAGGACGCGGTAATTCAAGCGGCGAACCACCGGGATAGCTGATTGGCGTGGCGTTGCCGCCCTCTTTGATCAAACCCGGCGTGATTTCGTCTTGATCGAGCAATTGATAAAGCGTGTGGTTGTAAGCCTGCAAAACCAAGTCATAGACCAACCCGGCTGAACGCTTCATCGAAATGATGCGAAAGTATTCAAACTCGCATTCAGGCTGAATCTTGTCGCTCAGCACTTTGACCACTTTGAACAGGTGCAAGCCCAGCTTTTTAACCCACGTATATGGCATCGAAGTCATCACCGTTGCGTTGTTATATAGACCGCCGGTGTCGAACTGGCCGAAGTTCAGCATCCGCCAACCCAAACGAATCGCCTGCCCGTATTTCGTAATGCCGAGCGCGTTCATCGGTTCGCGCGGTTCGCGCACGATAGGCTCGCCAAGGTTTTGGCCTTCCTCAAAGATGGCGTTGATGTCTTTGAAAATAAGCGGGCGTTGCAGGAAGTCGTTTTCGCTGTCTTCAAAGTTCATCAAGATCGAATAGGCCAACTCGTCATCGTCTTTCATTGACCATTCAATCAACGAATTGCCCTTGCCGTCTGTCATGATGTTGCGTTCGTCGCCCGCGTCGGTGATCACCGGCACATCAAACAGATCAGCCGTCTCTAAAGGCAGAATGTAAAGCTGCCCTTCGTGCATAAACGGATAGGTCAAACCGCCGAACAAGCACGCATCACGAATCTCTTGCGAAGCCTGACGCCCATAAAACGCGCCGTTGAATTCGCTGCGTTTCGTCGTGACGACAGTTCCTTGCGCGCTGATCGCTTGCACGTTGGTGCCACACCATTCGGCTGCATAAAGCAGCGCGTCCATATTGAAACGCTTTTCGCTATAGCCGTGCCCGACAACCTTGTCGGTGTAAGCCTCAACGATCACCCAAAGGCGATTTGTGGTTTCAGTGCGCGTGTAAGTTTCAGCATCGGTGAACACTCGCGTGGCCTGATAACCGCGTTTGATCTTGGTTTGCGTTTGGGTTTGATCAGCCGTTTGCGATGACCACGGCCCGCCGATGATGACGAGATAGGCGTGCGCCGTCAGGTTGAAGTTCAAGATGCTGTCGCTGAAACCAGTCGGCGGTTGGCGATATTCACCTAAGCGCAAGTTTTGATCTTGCGGTTTAACGACTACGTTGTTGATGCGTGATTCGCCAATCTCACCGATGGGGCCGTGACTAAGCAACGCCAGCACGCGCAACGCTGCCTGATCGGGATGGTTGCGGTTCACCTCTGGCAAAATCTTAAGCACCGGCGCTTGCCGAATCAGGTATTCGCCAAACACCCACGGTTGCGCGTCTGCCAAGTTCGTATTGTTGCCGCGTGCGCTGGCACGAATCGGCGAACCTTTTGATTGACCAACCAGCGTGGATTCGTTGGCGGCATCAAGACCGAAATAGCTCGATGCGCGTGTGATGCCGGGCGCTTCCAGCCGTTCCAAGCAACCGTTGATCGTCTTGGGACAAAGCAAAAAAGGATTGCCGCTGCCGTCGAGATTCCCGAAAGTACCGCCCGGCAATTGCCGGTCATAGCGGCAAGGGTTCTCGGCAATTTGCGCGGCTGTCAGGTTGGCTTCTGGCGGAAAGATCGCTTGGCAGCCAATCGCGCCGATCAGCTTGCGCGGCAGTTGCAGCTTCGGCGAACGCAAGCCCGTCGCGGCTGTCAGGTTCAGCAACGGCCCGCCCATTTTCTTGGGCGCACGCAACTGCCCCCACCATTCAGGCACTAGCCAATCCACTTGCGGGAAGTAATAGCAAATCTCAACCGCCGTGCCTTTGCCCTTGATGGCTTTGCGACGAATCGCCCGGTCAGTGTCGAGCAGTTGCAAATTAACTTCGTCGTCTGAGATGTCGCCGGTTTGTTGCAGTTCCTGAAACCATTCTGGCTTACTGGCATAGATTTTGGCTTCTAACGGGATGTTGCCGAGTTGAGCTTGCAAGCCTTCATAATTGGGCCAATGCGCGTAATCGCACGGCGCATAAGCAATCGCGCCCTTGCGCCAACGAATGATGACGATCTCGCCCACGCGCGGATTCTTGATCTGCCGCAAGGCGTCGAGCTTGTCAGGAAATTTTGTCTCGATCTTAAAAGCCATCAGATTCGGTTCGGATTGGTTGGCGTCACTTGCTCAAAGCTCAAGTCGCTGTCATCACGCACCTGTTGCACCGTGAAACCCGTATTCCAAAGAAACGCGCTGTCAACGCGGTCATAGCTCAAACGAGATTCGGTGAATTCGACTTGCACATCTATTTCTTCAATCGGGCATTTGACGATGATGCCGGTGTCGTCGCGGTCGCGCTTGAACAGTTTGAACAGTTCCCACACATAGCGCGCCCGTGTGAGTCCGCCCAAGGGCGTGTCATAAATCTCAAGCAACGTTTCAGGATCAACGGTTACGCCTACGCGCTGCCCGTAACTGTTCGGCAACAACGCTGTGACACGATAAATGCGGTTCCCGTCAGGATGCCCAACCAGAGACGACTCGCGCTTGCCACCGCCAAGGTCAAAGATCAGCTCTTCAAACTCGATGGCCGGTTCGACCTTTAGCCCGCACATTGCGTCCAATCTGTAAAAGCTTGCTGGCATCGTTAAAACCCGTTGTCGGCTAAAAAGCCCGTGCCGAATTGCTGGTCGCGTCGTTGTTCGCGCCTGACGCCATCGGCAATCAAATCGTTATTCGATGGCAAGCCTTCACGCACCAACGCGCCGGGCGGCATCGAAGTCAGCTTGCTCACTGTCTCGTTCAATCGCGCAATCACCCCGCTCAAACCGCCGCCGCTTGAGCCACCGGGCGCAGTTCCGCCGCCGCCCGCCGCATCTGGTCGAATGCTCGGTTGGAACTCACTGCCGCCTCGCGTGAAATAGTTAGGTGCTGAATATGGATTGCTGAGCGTGGCTTTGCTTTGAAGTTTGCCGTTGCCCTCTAAGCCGTTTTCCTCTTGGTATTGCGTGACAATGTCTTTGACTTCTGGCAAAGCAACGACTTCTGACAAGCGGCTGTTGTATTGCTTGCCGAAAGTCTTTTTCCCGATTTCTCGAATTTGTTTCAGGATGTTGTTGTCTTTGATGTCTACGCCGTATTGCTGGTTGATCAGCTTACGCAGCGACTTCAAATCACGGTTGCTGAATTTCTTGTAAAGAAAGAAACCCGCAATCGCCGCGCCCGCGACAATGCCTGTGATGGGATTAGTCAACAGCGGAGCCAAACCGCCCAACAAAGAACCCGCGCCGCCCGCCGCCGCCGCACCACCTCCCGCTGCTGAAGCTCCGCCAGAGACGCCAATCGAAATGCCGCCGCCTAGTTTGCCGATCAACCCGCCGATCAGTGGCAACTTGCTCAAGCCACCGACCGCCGCGCCGCCGATGCCTTTGAGTCCGCCAGCGAGTCCGGCGAAGTTGCCCAAAGCGCTCAAGCCTCCGCCGCCACTCACACCTGGCGTAGCTGCCGCAGGGTTGATACCTCGCGTTCTAAACAAACTCGACAAAGGCCCGCCGCCTTCGCTGCCGCCGCCAAAGAATGTGTTGAGCAAACCCTTTGCGCCGCCTTGCGAATTCCCGCGCGTCAACACGTTCGTCAGACCGTCAGACAGAATGCGCTTGCCGATTTGTTTGAGTGATTGAAAGAAAGACTTGGGGCCTTCGAGCAATGAATCAAATAACCCTTGCAACGTGCCGCGCAGGTTTTCGAGCTTTCGGCGTCCCTCTTCCAATGCGTCAATATTTCTTTGACGCGCTTCCGTTTCACGATCTGCCGCCGCTGCCAAGGCGATGACTTCATCGGCCTTTTCGCCGGACGCGCCAGCCTTGCGCAATTGACGGCGCACGCTCAGCTCGTTGCTGCGTCCGTCGCCGCCAGCGCCGATGTCTTCCAAGCGTTCGCGTAAGGTTTCGGCTGTCTCTGCCAGCAAGTCCGCGATGTCTTTTTCTTTTTCAGCCGCTTTGGTGCGTGCCTCAATGTCTTTCTTGATGAACTCAGGCGTTGTCACCGCAATCTCTGGCCTTTTCTGACTGAGCTTGTTGTATTCAGCCAGCCCGCGCAGTTGGTTCAAATTACCCGGCACACCCAACTCATTGCGCAACTTGAGCAGCTCTTCCAATTCAGCGCGTTTCTCGCGTGCGCCTTCGATCTGAAACCGCAACTTGTATTCTTTGCTCGTCGCGTCAGACAAATAAGCAATGTCGCGATTCAAGTCTTTGAGTTGCGCGGCAAGCTGTTCGGCTTCGGTTAAGGCTTTTGCCGATGCGCGCCCGCCGCCGCCCGGCAAGCCACCTAAGTTTTTCTTTTTGTTCCCAGCTAAAGCGTCTGCCCGCGCGCCATACCCTAAAGATTGCAGTGATGGCGAAGAGCCAGACACACTACTACTGTTTTTGCCGTTGCCGTTACCTGTGACAGGTTCGACAAATCCTTTTGAAAAAGCGACGGGATCAAAGATTGCTTGCCGCCCCAATTCTAAAATGCCTGATTGGCTGATGCGCTGTTTGGCTGTGTTCAGACTGTTGACCAATTGAACCAACGAACGCTTGGCAAAGGTTTCGACACGCAAAATCAAAAGCTCATAACTGCGATTGATTTGCGCCAGTTCATTGACCGATTGCGCGCTCATCACCACGCCTGTGGCTTGCAATTGTTTGCGCAACTCTCCGTTGTTGGCTGTCAACGAGAGCATGGTACGCGAGAGTTCAAGATTGCCTTCACCGAAAACGCGCGTGATGGCGTTGGCTTTGCTCACGTCGTTGGGAAAGCGTTGCAATTGATCGAGCAACTTTTCAAAGCTCTGTTGCGGGTTGTTGGCGGCATCGCGTGCGCTGATGCCCAACAACTTGAAGCTGGCTTCGACTTCTTTGTTGCCGCGTGTGGCTTCGACGGCGCGTTGGCGGTATTTGTTGACGCCTTCGGTCAGAGTGCTAAGGCTGGTGCCTGTGACTTGTGCCGCGTTTTGGTATTGCTGAAGCTTTTCGACATTGACGCCAGTGACCGCAGAGAGCGTGCGCAACTCGTTGGCATTGCGCGCCAGATCAAGCGTCATCTTGCCGATAGCTAAGCCCGCGCCCGCGACAACGCCAGCCACGCCCGCCGCTTTTGCACCGAAGGCAGACAAGCCCGCGATTGATTCACTCAGTTGGTTTTTGAGATTGCCGCCGAAATTGCCGCCGCCAAAAGTGTTTTTGAGGCTGTCGCGTAACTTGTTGCCGAGTTGCGCGCCGTCAGTGGCGAGGCTGTTGATTTGCGCGCGTAATTGGCTAACGGCTTGTTTGTCGCCGCGCAAGTTCAACTGCAAACTAATTGGTATGAACTTTTCAGCAGCCATTTAGCGAATCCCTAAAGCAGCGGCAATGAGTGCCGCGTGTTGCGCTTGGTTGCCGCGCTCGATGGCGGCGGCTTCGGCGTGCCAGACTTTGAGCAACTCATATTCAAGCGGTGACACGTCGCGCAGTGATAAAACAAAGCCAGCCTGCTGATGTCGCGCGAGGCTGGCTACGGTTTTGACGGTCGCTTCGATCTCGCGTTCGTCTTCAGTCGTGAGCGCCGCGATGGTGATCGGCGGCTTTGTCGGCAAAAACTGGCAACCCACGCAACCGTGCGCTTTGGGCTCGGCAAACGAAGCGAAGTCTTCGCAACGATCTTCACCGGGGCAACGCTTGCCAGCTTGCACGCCATAAATTTCCGCGACGCGTTCGACCAAACGCGGCACGCAAGCATTTACTTTCCCAACAGCAGCTCGCGTTCGCCGTTGAAATGAACCATCGCTACGGCCATTTGATGGTGCGCAGGCACTGTTTGTTCTTCAACGTTGTGGCTGGTGTAACCTTCTGCACGCACCAGCAAAGCGCGATACAACACACACAAGCCTTGCGCGATGTTGTTGATGGTGAAATCGCCAAACTGCGCAGGAAAGCGTTTCTCTTCCATTTGCTCATAGAGCTTGGTGATTTCTTTCGTGCGCGGATTGGTCAAAGTGTGGCGGGTGTTAACCAGTTCGCCATTGAAGAATGTTTTCAGTTCGTGCGTAGTTGTATCGGTCTTTGTGCGCCAGTTGAGCTTTTTGCCTTTGGCGACAGGTTTGGGAACATTCGATACACCAAGCATCGCCGAACTAAAAACAAAAGCCTGATCTTCGACGGGCACTGATTCAGCCAGCTCGTCTTTTGTAAAAGGTCTGTCAAGATCGTCGGCACAACCTTCGGCACTGACGACGTATTTCTTGAACAACGGCGCAAATACTTCAGTCTCTGGCTGATCGTCTTTTGCTGCCATCGCCTTGATGATTTCTTCGTCAGAAGGCAAATCAACCATGAAGGCGATTTCGTAAGCTTCATCGCCTACCACTGTTTTCATTGGCACGCGTTGCGTGACACTGCGGTCATACTTGGTCTTTTCTTCTTTCATCGTTTTGCCTCCACTAACCACTAACGACTAACCACTAACGGCTAGCCACTACACATAAAGCGCGACGTTGTTCGTCGTCACCATTGAAATCGTTTCGCCTGTGGCGCTTTCAAGCACCTTGGGCGTGACATCCACTTGCAACAGGCCATCACTGGTGAAACCGCGTTGCACGGCTTCGTATTGCGTAAGCGCTGCTTTGAGCGTCAGATCGTGATTGAACGCGCCTTGAATCGTCGGGCCGGTATATTTCATTTCCCAGACCAATGGGCGTTGATCCATCAACGCGGGCAGGTAATGGGAACCGGGTTTGAAGAACGCCGAGAACTTGAGCGCATAATTGCGGTCGCCCGTCATCATTTCGCTGGCGATTTGTCCGCTCGTCACGACACCGTCAGTTTGGTAACGGTTGCAACCGTCGAGATAGCCCGCATCAACCAGCAAGTTGTTGTTGACCTGCAATTCAAACGTCAGGTAATCGCAAGCAATATTGATGGGCGTGCCGTTGTCGGTGATCACCAACGCGGCTTGGGTGTTAAACCAAAACACCAAGCCTGATTGGCGTTCGACGTGTTGGGTTGGCGCTTCAAAGTTGATGCCCGCCGATTGAATGCGCTTGCCAGAGCCGCGCAAATCCAAATCGAGCGCCAGAAAGTTTGAAGTGTTGCCTTTGAGCGTGAACTGGTTGACCACGCACGAAGGAAAGATTTCGTTGTATGCGCCGCCCACGTCTTCGACGTAAGGAAACGCAGGCAATTGCATATCGGTCTTTTTGGGCATCGGCGTCGAAGTGTGGCGTTTGGTTGGAGCAATCGCGCCGCCTGGCAACGCGCTGGTGATTTGTCCCAAGCCCATCAAACCAATCCAGCCAGCCAACCAGCTATTCACGCGCAGCCCTGACTTGGCGACGCTCATTTCGTGGCGAATCAGATATTGCTCTGTCGCGTTCTCGCTGCCAGTCGAGAAACCTTTGTTGTCGAGCGTTTTGGGCACGATCTGGGCAAGGTTGTCGTCTTCAGAAATCACGCGCCAGAAATCGAGCGGCGCACTGGTCGCATAAGGCGTAGGGTAAGGGCTTTGATAAGCTGTCAGGCCGTTCGCCGCGACTTGCGGTTTTTTGCCGAAGGCGAAATTGCGTTGTGATCTGTCGTAACGATTTGCCATTGGTTCCCCTGTTACTCGTCAATCTGAATCTGTGTGGCTTCGTACTCGTCGTTGTTGCGAATGTGCGCGTGGAAGTACTTGCCCATTGATTCAGCCTTGCGAAACTCTTCAACCGTTTCGGCTGACACTCCGGCGTATTGATACGCCAAGCCGCCCTTGAACTGGATATAAAGCGTTTGAGTGCTGTCGTCATAACCCGCCGCGTGCAAATTGCTGCTGCGCAGGATGGGTTGCATTTCAACTGGAACTTTCATTGCGTGCCTCCGGTGAAAGTTGTGATCGGTTGCAAGCTATTCGACTAAGTCAAAACAGCCCGTGCCAGCCAGCGCAGCCCATTCGCCGCGTGTGCAGCCATAGGTTTCGCCAGCGACAAATTCAAAAGTCTTGCTGCCTAATGCCTGACTGACTTCGTCAATGCCAGGCTTCAACGTGAAGCGCACTTCTGGCGGAGCATCCACTGGCGTCACAATCAGCGTGACTTCAGCTTCGGCAGGCGATTCGGCAGGCGTTTCAGGCGTTGTCTCGTTTGCTTTCTTTGCCATGATGTTTCCCCTTCACTATTCACTGTTCGCTGTTTTTAGCTCCAAGGCTCTGGCAGTGATTTGCCGGAGCGGTTAAGCACAACGTAAAGGTTATTGACCGCGTGCGTATGGTTCGCACTCAACTGGTCATAATCGTCAATCAACTTGCCCGGCCAACTATTGCAGGTGCGGTTATTCAATCCGGGGTCATTGAACATCAGCTCAGCCACTTTCAGCGCAATCGCTTTGGATTGCTCATAAGCCGGAGCGCGTTCATCACGTTCAAGTCCGGTCAGTCGCGTGTAAGTCGTCACGATCAACCGCGCATCGCTTTCATCCATCACGCCGCCAATGCCCGGCCTTGGATCACTGACCACGTTGCCCAACGCAATGCCGTAATCGCTCTCGTCGGTGTATTCAAACTCAGTGAACCGCAGCTCCGCGCCGAACAAAGGCGAGCCACTAAACGAAGCCGCAATTGCTTCTGCCAAAAAATCATAAAGTCGTTTCTTCTGACTCGGCATTCTTTACTCCGCACTCCGCATTCCGCACTCCGCAATCAAACGGCTCCTGCTACGTCTTTGAACGCCTTTGCGACAATCGCATCTGACACCGCCGACAAACGTTTCAAAGCGCGGCTTGGGTAATCGTTCGGCTTCACTGCCGCAAGATGACGGCGCGTGATGAATATCTTGCCGCCGCTGGTCAAATAGGTTCCGTTCGTCGGAGCGCTTTGCACCGGAATCAAAAAGGCGCGTGCCTGTTTGGGCGCAACCTGACGCGGCTTGCCCGTGGCAACAGCCTTGGCGTAATCGAACGCCTTTTGCGCACGCAACTTGACCTCTTTGGTTTTGCCGCTCGGATAGTGAACCGTCGCGCTTGCCGCTGCGCGTGCTTCGTTAATGGCGCTGATCGTTATTTCGCCTTTGAACGTTTCAGCCGTTTGCGTGTAAGTGCTCGACACCGAACCGCCCGCGCTGCGTTTGCCTTTGAGCCTGCCCGTGTCTTCTGGCGCTTCCTCGCGAATGAGTTGTTCGCCTTTTTCGAGCAGTCGAATCATCGCGGCCTTGCCAGCCTTGGCGTAATCAGCCGCGACTTGCTCAAGCGCTTTGGTGTCAACGGTGACTTCGAGATCAGCCATCAGTCAGACTCCGCAAAGATTTCGGCGTCAATCTCAGTGACGCGATAGGGTTCGACCAAGATGACAGCCTGTTCAAAGAACTCACGCGCCCGCGCCTGTGTTTGTTCGGGCGTGAAATAGCGTTCGGTCGTTTGGCCTTCGACTTTGGTTTCAGCCAGCAACCCTTGCGGACGAATCGCGCTGTTCAGGTTGGCGACGAGATAAGACATCGTCAGATCGCCTTCAGCCGCTTTGAGAATCGCCCGCCGTTGCGTGATCTGTCGTTGTTCAGCCACAGGCAAAGCCGCAATGCTCGGCACGTCCAACGCATCGTCGTAAGCCGCATCACCCACCCACGAACGCAACCGCACCGAAGCCGCAATCACGTAAGGCGTAATGCGCGTGAGCTTGATTTCCTTGCTCACGCCATAAAGCGCACTCGCGTGATCGTTGCGAATCTCGGCAGCGGTTATCAGTTCGTTGGGCATGGTCTTTAGTTTTCGTAAACGCGAACCAAGCGGCCATTGGCAATTGCTTGGAGCGTAGCCTTGCCGACTTCGCCTTTCAGCGTGACACGCTCGGCACGGTTGATCGTCAGTTCAGTTTCAAAATCGTGAAAGCTGCCGTGCTTGTGGCGGAGTTCGTAAGTCTGTCCATCAAGCTCGCCAGCCGGTTCTTGTTCAATCTTCTTAGCCATTGCTTTGCCTCTTTGGGTAAGACTCCGCCCAACCCTGCCGCGCGAGGAGTAAGACACGCGACAGGGTCAGGGCGCAGTGGTAATTGTTTAGTGTGTTAGTGGCTCAGGCTTACCAAGTCTCTTGGTTTCCGTTGAACGCTGAAGTCCAACCGTTGCCGCTAAAGGCCAACGTGGTGTCAACAATCACGCGGGCATTGGCTTGCTGAATCGCGAAGCCTTTCCAGATGTCAGCGTGCGTGCCGTTGAGACGGCGCGCGATGATGCGTTCGCTTTCGAGCGTGAGCGGTTTGGCTGTCAGCGCAATCATTGCCTGATTGGGATCGCTGAACAGATATTTGTTCGCCGGAATGTTGAACGCGGGAATCACATCCCACGTCGCCGGACGGTTCAAATAACGCGTGTTGCTCGGCAACAGCTTGCCGCCAGAGTTGAGCGCGTTTTTGACTTCGGCCAAATCTTCCCAAGCCAAGCAAGCGTCTTCACCGGCGACGATCTGGGAAACCGGACGCCCGATCATCCCCATGCGCAACATCACACGCAGCACGTCTTTGTAAACGAACGTGTTCGCCGTGCCGATGCCAATCACCGTGGCCGCTTCAGAGCCGCCCGCTTGATCGCCGTCGCGCAAAACGCGCACGGCTTCACCGTTGAGGCCAGCCGCCAGCAAACGGCCCAAGTCTTCAAAGAACACCGAAACCAAGTTGATCGTGTTGAACATCACCGATTCGTCAGTGAAGTAAATCGCCTTGGAGCGGTTCTTGATCGTCACGTCTTTGCTGCCATAAGTGACGGTGCCTTCTTTGGTTGTTGCACCTTCGCCGCGCTCTTCAAGGTTGGCGTCAGACAGCGACATCAACGGCATGGTGACTTTGGGTTGCGGCACAGTGATGTCTGCCGAAATCAGCGCGTCCCAATATTGGCCTTGCACTACGCCGCGCCCAATGAAGGGCGTAAAGAATTCCGGCGTGATGTAACGCGCCGAAGGGTCAGTGGCGATGGGCGCTTGGCTGAAAATCGCATCCATTGCCCGTTGGCTCATTGTCTGCAAATGCTCTTGCTTGAGCGTCAGGCCGCGCATACCACGGTCAATCGCTTGACGCGCAATTTCTGCGGCGACAAAAAAGCCGTCTTCGTGTTCCATCAACTTGTTGAACGGAACCGTCTCAGGATCAAAGCCCAACGCCGCGATGATGCGCCCCGGCGTCAAATCGCCCGTGGTGTCTTTGGCGGCTTGCGCCTTTTCGCTCAGGAACTGGCGAAACGACAGATCGCGAGGCTTGGTGCTGTTGGTGCGAATCGCGTTCAGTTCTTTCCACCAGCTTTGCAACTGGCCTTTGCTGATTTCCATAAAGATTCTCCCTCTTCTCTTGTGCGGCTATGTGCCGCGTGTGTTGGTCGCGTGCCTCAGCGAATGACGTTTAGTAAAGAATGATCGTGGCAGTTGCGCCCGATGCCGCGCCTTTGAGCGCATAACCCAGCTTGAGCGCTTCGGCGTCGGTGCCTAGCACCCACGGCGTAACCTGTTGGTCAGTGCCAGACAACGCGGCCATCTTGACTTCGTCGTTGGCTGCAATGATGGCTGCGGCTTTAATTTCCTGAATGGCGCGCCCTTTGAAAGCGACAACCACGTTGCCGTTGATTGCCTGATTGGGTGTCACGACGTGGCCGCGCGGCTGGTGCGTGGCAGCGGCTTGGTTGACTGTGTTGTTGGCCGTGATGCGCACGTGGTCATCTTTGACGAGCACTGCCGCGCCAATCACGGTTTCGGCAATGACGTATTGCGATTGCATTTTGGTTTTGTTCGGCATAAGTCCCTCTTGGAAAGTGAACAGTGAAAAGTGAGAAGTGAAAGCGGAACCGTTAGATTCCGCATTCCGCATTCCGCACTCCGCAGTTTTACAGGTAGCTCACGTCGCCAGTCTTGGCGGCTTGGGCTTGTTCAGTGGGCTTTGCCACCGGGTTCTCTTCTTGGCTTGAGCGCGTGCCGAGCTTGCTCTGTGCTTTCTCAGCATAGAGTTGTTTGAGCGCGGGCAATTGCGACGCATCGGCATTGGCGATGACGTTGGCGAGCACTTCAGGCAACTTGCCTTCGGCGCTGCCGAGTTCGGCGACGGTCGCAAGGCGAACCACTTCGGCGCGTTCGGCGCTGATGATGGCGTCGGCAGCGGCGAGCTTGGCATCAGTCGCAGTGCGGTCAACTGATAAACGGTCAATGGCATTCAACACATCGGCATCAGCCACTTCATCAGCCGCGTGCGAAAGCCCCAAGGTTTTCTTTTGTTCAGGTGTGAGTTTCACAGTTTTCTCCGTTTGGCCTTGCGGCGGTTGTGATGGTTGCCCAGCCGTTTGGCTCGCAACGTTTTCGGTTTCGGGTTCGGCCTCGTCGTCATCAGGCAAACGCTTGGCGTCTTCGTCTGCGCCTTCATAGACAAGGCTGTACTCGTCATAAAACAAAATCTTGGTGACGATCAGGCGCACGATTTGACCGTCTACGTTTTCACCCAGCAGCCACCAGAACTTTTTCTGCTCAAGCAATTCAGGATGCGACGGCTCCCATTCAAAGCCCACGGTCACAGAACCTGAACGCACGCCGCCATAACTCAACAGGCGCACAAGACGCGGTTCAATCTTGGCATCCACAAAGAACCTGATGTTGATGCCGGGATAACCATTGCTGTTTGCGCCGCTGGCATCCCACACTGATTCAGTGATGCGCCCGCAAGCGTCTTCGGCTTTGCGGTTCTGATGGTCTTTGCAAATGCGCTGGTCTACCAGCATAGGCACTGAGGCTTCCAGCACACCGGGCCGCGAATAATCAACCGAATAGCACTCAACGAGTCGTTGGCTGATGGCGCGAAACTGAAACGAAATCAAATCTTCGGCACGCGGCAAGATGTCCGACACTGGCGACTTTGAAACCGAAGTGTCAGCCCCGCCGACATTGACGGTGCCTTCGTGATAGAACTGGCTCACTTTGCCGGTGGCTTGACTGGCTTCACCTTTGGGCGCTTCCATCGCGAAGCCTTTGCCCATCGGAACCTCAAGCCGCATTTGTGCGCGTCGCGTGTCGGGGTCTGCCCAAAATGATTTTGTGATCGTGTGTTTCACGTTTCGATTTCTCCCTCAACCCGTGTACGGCAACTGACGTGATAGGGCGGCATCCCGTAACCTTTCGTCATCAGCTCATCATCCAGCGTGCCATGCTCGTCAACTTTACCCGCGAACCACTTGGCGACTTCGTCATCGTTTTGATTCGCCGCCCGCAAGCCTTTCGCCGCGGGGCTTTCATAAACCTCTTTGGCAAATTCGCCCGGCTCTAGTTGCGAGAGCCGTTCGACTGCCGCCGCTGCTGCCGCGACATTCAAAAACTTGCCATCGAGGAAGCGGCAGATCGCCGAAGTGCGCAAATCTCGCACCGCGACGATTTTGGCGCGACGAATCAACCCTTCGTGCAAGCGGTTGATATGCGCCCAATTGCGCGCGCGAACCGTAGCGCCTCTGACAATGCGCTCGACATTCACGTCATTGACGTTTTCGAGCCGTTTGCCGAGCGCGCCGCGAACCTCTGCCAATTGCTCAGCGGTCAGGAAGTCAGTGCTGCGTCCGCCCTTGGCAATCCATTCGTCGGCAAAATACTTTTTCAACCCCGGCTCGCTGTTGTTCAGATATTTGCTGAAATAGAAATGATCGAGCTGGTTGAAAAAGTTCAACGCCTGTTGGTCTATGCCGCCGAACCGCACGGCAATGGGCGCTTCGACATCGGGCATCACGCTGGCATCATCACTCAAACGGTAATAGCGATAGATTTCCGTGTTGACGCGCTCGATAGCGCGCCGCGCAAGGGTTCCATCCCATTCCGTCTGATAGACCGTGGCAATTTGTTCAAACAACGTTTGCGCGAACTGTTCCGCGCTGGCGAAATCACTCAGCTTGATCGAACGCAAATAACTCGCGATTTGTTGAACTGCCGCTTGCAACGCGGCGCTCGCGTGCGGTTCGACCGCTGCCAGATACTTTTCAATAAACCCGTCGAGAATCTCGTTGATCTGGGTTTCGGTCAGACGATCTTTTTTTTTTGAAAGCTGACCACATTACTTTCCGCTCCGACCGGAGCGCTCATCACCACAGTCGGAGGCACGAACTGATAGCGTTGTGCGCTCCGGTTGAAGCGAAACGTCGCCGCGAATTGCGACACAGCCCCCGCGTGAAGCGGATTGCGCATTTGCGCGGCAACACTCGAAAACTCAGGATCAAAGGCCGCGTCATAGCCAAGCTCTTGCGCGCCCTGATCGGGACTAATGAGTTGCGCTTCGATCTTGGCGAGCACCGTGCGTACTTTGACTTCCTGCGCCTGCGCATCCTGCAAAGAGTTGCGCGACGGCGTAGCGTTGAAATTGACGCTCAAGCCATCGGCTTGCATTCCCGCCAGCCGCAAATCCAAACGATAGGTGCTTTCCAGTCGGCGCTTGGGCAGGCGTCGCACGTTTGAGACTTGCGCATCGAGCAAGGCGAACACGACATCAGCAAACGTCTCAGTCGTTGAATGCACACGGCCAAAGAAAGCCGGTTGCATTGCGAAGCCGTTGAACACTTGGGCTTCGATTTGCTGCCATAAGTTTTCAACCCCGGTCGCGCCTTGTCCGATGGAATGATGCTCAATCGTTTGATCTTGCGTGCCGACGACAAGGCCATTCGCCCAAACGTTCTTGAGCGCATCGCGCACACGCGTCAGGTGGGCTTTGGCTTGCTTGTGATATTCCTCGTCAGTCTCGCCCGTCTTCATCCTCCTAAAGCGCGATTGCACGGCGACGAAGCCCAACAAGCCGAACTTTTTCAAAATTGCTTTCAGATTGTCTTTGCCGTCTGCATAGGGGCCGATCAAGTCTTCAAGCGCCGCGCTCGCTGGCGGCAAGGCATAAGGCGAATTGCCCAGCGTTTCGAGCGGGTAATATTTGTAAGTTTCAGTGTTGAGCGGAATCAGCCCGTTCTTGGCTGTCGCGCCCGTGAATATCTTGGGCAACTGGTTGGGCAGATATTTCTCGCCGTCCCAAAAAAAGCGGATTTGTTCAACCGGAACGATATGCACGCGCTCAACGCGGCGTGCTGCAAAGTTGACTTCGTCTTCGGCACTCAATGCGCCCGCCCAAGCCAAGTCTAAAAAGTATTGGTTGATCAGTCCGTCAATGCCGCCCCATCGTTCGGCAATGCGTTCGCTGGTTTCTCCGATGCGTTGCATCACGCGTTCAGCGGTTTGCTCGTTCGGTGTGTTGATCGTGATCTGATGCCCGGTATTGCCGAGGCTCCGCCAGTTATCGCGGAACTGTTTCATCAGCGGATGCCACACCACGAACTGTTTGAGCAGCTCTAAATATTCAAACGAGAGTTCAGGCTGCAATCCGGCAAACTGATTCAGCGCTCCGCTCAGTTGCGTGCCGAGATTGCCTTCGACCGAAGAGCGCCCTTCGTCTGGCAATTCAACTCCGCCCACCCGGCGCAAGCTCTCAATCCAGTTTTTCAGGCGTTCAATTCGTCCGAATTGCACTTTCTTCCCTCTCATAGTGTCTTGATTGCCGTCGCAAGCCGTCGCAAGCGGCATCTGAGCGCTTCGACTCCCCGTTGGGCGTCTCGTTACACCCCGCAAATCAACCTAGGGCATTTATGCGCAAAAGTCGGGGCCGCGGTCTTACTAGATTCCGACCGGTTCAGCGCCCACAAATCCGCGCGTGGCTCCGGCCTCAGTCAGAAAGCAAAAATTGGCAATCGCGAGGGCAATGGTTAAGTCGTCGTGATAGCCAGTGAGCGCTCCCCAACTCTTGTCGTCTTTCCAGACGACGGTTTTTAATTGCTCGCATAACGCTTCGCTCGACAAACCCAACCTGCCCGTGCGCAAAGAGCGTTCAAGATGCAAACCCAAAAGCCGTTTGGTTTCGGTTGTCGTCGGGAAGCCGTAAGGCGCTTCGTCTTCGGCATCCATCGAATGTTTCTTGCCGCTGTCAATCGCCCGCATCGCCCGCGCATCAAGCCAGCGATAGAGGCAGTCTTCATAACCCAATTCAATCAGCCGCGTGATAACCGCATCGCCGGGGCCGTTGCGTTCGACGGCAATCTTTGCGCCGTTGTATTCGTCACAGAGATCAGCCAAGCGCTCTGCCAGCAAATCAGGCTGAATCCAGATTTCCTCTTCATAGACCTGACGGCCTGTGAGCAGGTCAACAATCTGGATGGCCGAAGGATCGCCATTCGCCAAACCAAGCGACGTGTCTACGCCGATGCCGTATTCGCGCCCGTCAGTCGCTTTGCCAAAGCGGCAAGAGACGTTGAGATATTTGCCCTCAACCACCGGACGGCCTGTCAGTTCAAAACAGGTGCGGTCGTCTTCTGGGTATTCAACTTTGAATTGCCGCGCGCCAATTTCGTCAATCTTGAAGCGACGCCAAGCCAAATACTCGGCAACTTCGGCATCCCAACAGCTCGCGCCCTTTTTCAAGTAACGACGCTTGCGCAAGTGGCGATAGACTTTCAGGATGATCTTGTATTCGTCCTGATCGCGTTTCTCTGCGTCTTCGGCTTTGGTCGCGATAATCACCGGCGAAGATTTGCCGTTCACATTGAGCAGCATTCCGCCGTTTTCATCGCCGTTTCCATCGGGCGAGAAATAAGCGCCCTCAATGCGGTAATGCCGGTTCCACCACCAAGCGAAGAAAAAACCTTTCCAACCGCCGCGCCCTTGCTTCGATTCCTGATAGATCGAATGCAACCACTCAATGCCGCCCGGCGTGCTTTCGGCGACGACGTTGCCGCCTGTTGCGGCTTCGATCAGCGAGAGCGCAGCCTTGCGTTGATCGCCACGCCAATAAGGAATCTCAGTCATCACCAAATCGGTGATCGTTTGCCCGCGTCCTTTGTTCTCGTGACCGGGTTGCACCGACAACGTAATCAAGCGCGAATCAGTCACGCCCTTGTCAGGATCGTGAAACTGGATCAACTCTTTTGAGTAATAGCGCGTCGCCGCTCGCAAGTGGTTGGGCAAGGCTTCATAGAACGTTTGCAGGTCTGCCCAGAATTCCTCTTCCGTTTGCGGATCGTGCGGCACTACGCGGACGCTCACACCGGGATTGACCAAAGCCTTGGCAAACTTGCGCGCCAACCAATAACGCGATGAACCGATGCGACGGCATTTGACTGTGACCTTGCGTTTGCTTTCGTCGTAATGAAGCTCGGTCTGCGCATCGTTGAAAACAAACGGCACAAGCTTGTTGCCGTCAAAGGCGTCGCGAATCTTCAAAAACTTTTCAATGAACCGTTGCTCGACACGCGGATCGCCCCAGCGTTCGCGCCAATATTTAAGCGGTGCATGTGTTTCGTAATCGGCATCGTTCACCGAAACGCGCGACGCTGTTTGCTCGCGCAACTGTTGCGTTGCCTGATCAAAGCGGGCATCAAGCGCCGCTTCGTCATTCCGTCTCGTCTTTCGGTTTGCCAACGCCATAAAATCGCTTTGCCCGTTCCTTTACGTCATCACTCACGACGATCAACTCTTTGGCGGCCCGCGTTGAGATTTCGGCGATGTTGGAACAAAGCCATTCCCAATACTCGATGAAGCCTTCGTATGAACCGCGTTCCAGTTCCAACCGGCTGAGCGCTTGCAATTCGAGCGCGCTGAAATCTTTCAAGCTCTTGAGCATCTCAGGGTCATTCAACCCATGCTTGTTGATTTCGGCTTGCAGGCTTTGCCGCGTGTCGCGAATGTCGCGATGCAAGCGGGCCGCGTGCGTGAGTCCGGCTTGCTCAAGTTCGATCTGCAACCGCGTCTTAAGCAGGTTTGTCCAACCGTACTTTTCAGGCCATCCCTGTTTGGCCGCGCGCGTCTTGGTGGCTTTGACCGAAATCAGCAGCGACTTTGACCACTTAGGCCAGCGCGCCCGCATCTCTTTTTCAATCAGCGCGTAATTCTGCCCGTTGTATTTCAGGTAAAGCTTTTGGCATTCCTCAACGGCAAGATGTGAGTATTTGACGGGCATCTATTTCCACCAGCGCAATTCAGACCAAGCCAATTTGATTGCCACCAGCGTGCCGAGTATCCCGGCGAGCCATTGGGCAAAGCGCAACACGTTGCGAAACGAGATCAAAGCCCTTTCAACCGACTCAAGCGTTGTTTGGTAGTGGTCAAGCTTTTGCTCGACTTTACCCAAACGATCTAAAACCACGCGCGACGAATCGCTTAAGCTGTCAACGCTGTCTTTCAATTCATCCACTTCACGTTTGAGTGCTTCCACCGTCGCCTCCAGCTTGCCCAAGTCACGCTGGTCATTGTTCATCGAACCGCTCTCCACCAAGTGAAGATTTGCCAGCCAGCCCCAACTAGCTCTTTCACAAATCCGAGCTTGGTTTGTTTGCCGCGCGCAGCGAGTTGCGCTTGGCATTCGTTCAACATTTGCGTGAGTGTCGCGATATGTTTCGCGTCTACGTCGCCGCGTTTTTCGAGCGAAGCAATCAGGTTGATAAGGAAACCTTTTTGCTGATCGAGTAACTTGATCTGTTCGTCGGCACTTTTGGCTGTGACCTCTGCCACCATCAATTCGCGCCAACGTTCAGCCGGGACGGCCCTTAATTCCTGCTCGCCGATCTTGACGATATAGCCGCGTCCCTCGGCTAATTTCTCAACGACGCGCACGTCGTCAGTGATCGTTTGCGGCTCTGGCGTTTGCGCACTAGCCGTGGCGCAAAACATCAGCATCAGAATGAGCGCGCAAGTTATCCACTTGGTTCTGTAACTGAGCACGTAACACCCCCAATTGTTGATCTGACTGTCGCAACTGTTCGCGCATCAGCGCCGCGTCTTTGATGACTGCGTCACGTTGCCCAATTACGGTTTGCAACTGTTGCCGCAATTTGGCCTCTTGTTCGCTTTGAATTGCTTGATGAAGCGCTGGCGAAATTTGCGCCGGTTGCCCAACAATCATTCGCTCTGTGACTGGCGGCAACGCTTGCCCCGTGCCATCGCCAGACACGCTCAACAACTTGCCAGCGATAGCCCCGATGCTCGGCGCGCGGTCATTCAAGAAACGAAAGCCGAACACGATAGCCGTGACGATGATGGCATCGCGCACATTCACCGCGCCCGCTTCGCGTGCTTGGTTGAACAGCGCAAATAAGCCAATCGCATAACCCACCAATGATGAAGATTGATGGTTGCCTAAAACTAACTGAATCAACTTATTCATTTGCGGCCTCCGTTAAACTGATAACTTTTTAACTTTTAACTTTTCAGCGGCGCAGTCTCTTTGGCCGCATATTCAATAAACCCTTTGAGCGTTACCCAAGGACGCACGCGTTTCATCACGGCAATGCCTTCGCGATGTCCGGCTTCGTTCGTGTTGCCCTCGATGCAAAAGACCATGCGCTTTTCAATGTCTACGCTTTCGACAATTCCCGTGTGACCTTTGCCGCCGCCGAAATCCATCACGAAGATCATCCCCGGCTTGATGTCGGCAATGTTGGTCTTTTCGCGGTCAAGCCGCTTGCCACCGCGCAAGTGACAATTGCGCCAGTGTTCCATCACCCCAGCCGTGCGATAGAGCGGATTCGGTATTTGCGCTTCGTCTGCCGCTTGCTGAAAGCACCAATAGACAAATGCCGCACACCACGCGTAACCACCGGGCAAACCGACACTGCGCAAATAGGCTTCAACCTCTTTGCCTTTGTTTGAACCGGGCGGTTCTTCTTTCACGCCGATCTGTGTGATCGCGTGCGCCAATGCTTGTTGATTTAGTGTTCGGTCACTCATAAGCGATGGGTACGCGCGCGTCTCGCGCGCTCTTGAGTCTGTTAAACGCGGGCATCAAGTCTTCGACTGAGCATCCAAGAAGTAATGCTCACTCAAAGCGGGCGAGACGCCCGCGTACCCGTGTTATTCCGTCGCGGCTTTTGCTTTGGCCGGAGCCTTTTCAACTTCGCGTTTCTCGAAAGTCACGCTGGCGGTAAATTTCTTTTTCGCCAAATCTTCGACGCGGTTTTTGCCGATGAACTTTTCAGCCTTTTGCAAACCCACGGTCAGGCAATCCCAAAACTCTGCCGTGCGTTCCGTAACGGCCTTGAAAAAGCTTTCAGGATTCACGATGCGGCTGGAACCAACCTTGACCACAGCCACCAATTGACGGCCTTTGACCACGGTGCTTTCGAGCAAGCCCAAACTGACCGCGCCCGTTTTTTCGTCAAAGCCTGACAACAGGAAGTCGCTCAGTTCTTTTTTCTTACTGCCGATCTCGGCATTCAGCTTTGTGAACTTAGGGTTGTATTTCGCGTTGATCGGTTCGCACGCGGCCTGATATTCAGCCGTAGGCACTGCCAATTCGGTATCGCGCACTGCGCTCAATTGCGCGTGCTTTTTCTCAAGATCGTGCAACTCGTCAATGAGTTCTTGCGCTCGCTTTTTGGTAAGTTTCTCTGCCATCGTTTTGCCTCCGATTGGTTTGGGTGAAGCTAAAAAGTTACGTGCGCCGCTTCAGGCATCCCCTACTGAGGCGACGCACGTACAGAGGAGGTTCACCCGTGATGTCTCGCGAATCGCTCTCAGTTCGTTCGCTCTGACGGGGCGCAAGATACTGGCAGTGGTTGAAATCTCTGAGGCTGGTTTGCGTGAAATGCGGGAAGCTCAAAACGTTGATGAACTAAATTTATTGCGTAATTTGATGCGGCATTTATAATGTAGGCCAGTCACCCTACTGAGTAACTTCACCGACACGGAGGAATACGGCGAATGACGACGAACACCGGAACCCAATTGAGCCTGCTCAAAGATTTCAAACCCCGTCCCAAGTTGCGGCTGTCGCAAGTTGAGGATTACATCAACCAGACACGCGCCATCGTGCCTTGCCCTACGCGCAACACGCTGATCGCTTGGGCAGAGCAAGGCGTAGTCGAAGGCAAACAAATCGGCACGCTCGGTTGGGTTTTCTTTGAAGATTCGCTCGTCAGGTTTTTGGCTGAGCTAGATCAAGAGGCCATCGCCGCTTAAATTCATCAGGCAGTAAAAGCAAAAGGCCGCGCAGCTTCATCGTTGCGCGGCCTTTTTGTTTGTCATGGTGTCTCTGCGTTATTGGTTAAGGATTTTTTCAATCTTATCAGCTTCCAAAATTGCAGAGCTTAGGTTTTTATCACGAAGGTCAATAAACGTTTGCGACATTACACCGTTTATACTTTTTGCCGCCCTGCCTGCCAAGTCTAAATGCGTAAGAGCCAGAGCGAAACCGACTTTGATCGGCTGATCAACTGGCTGGCGAATAGCCTCTTCAGTTGCTGCTTTGATGTCTCCCAATCGTGAATGGTACTGAAGCAAACTGAAGTCTGGGGCGGCAACTGCGAGCGCACGGATGGATTTTACGATTTGGAGCAATTCTGGCTTTTTATCCTTAACCGCAATCTCTTTAGAAGTGAATTCAATTTTAGCGACTTTCTCTAACCCAATTTTGGTTTCACCTATCGAGCTGTGCAAAGTAATAGAATCGTCTTGCAACTTTACCAAAGCCCCTGACACTTCAGCATTATCTAAAAGCGTTACTTTGACTGCGCGCTTGTTTTCATCTGGCTTTTGTCCAAAAGCGCTAAGGCTTAGGAATAGTAAAACGGTTATGAGCGAAATTACTTTCATACGGGTTTCTCCTTTAGGAATGGCAAGCTCCATAAATCAACGCGATGACGAGCACCACAGCGGCAAACGTCGCGCGCATTTTCCAATATTTGTTTGAGTATAGATACATCAATCTCTTTCGACGCAGATCACGATGCCTTGCACGCGAATCTCTTCACCGCGCCAGATTTGCGGCTTGAATTTCGGATTGGCTGACACCAAGGCCACCCAACCATTGCGCTCAATGAACAGGTGTTTCAACGTGACTCCGTCAGGCGTGAGCAAGGCGCACAACTGACCGTGTCTGGCTTGATGTGAGCGGCGACACACGGCGTAATCGCCATCCTGAATATTGACGCCAATCAATGAATCACCGCAGACTTTCACCACAAAATGATCTTCAGCACGCAAGCCCGCTGGCAAACGCACATAACACCAGTCTTCAAGCTGTTGATTGTCTAACGGCTTGCCCGCCGCAATGATTCCCACCAGCGGCAAGCGCACAACTGAAACGCGACGTAATAAGGCTGATCGCTTTGACAAGGGGCTACCTCAAATCGGGGCATTCAATTGTTGGGACTGAGCTAATCCTATGGGGCAATAGGTTGGCTTCTGTTAGGGCTTCGATTCTCGTTGTCTGAGCAACTCTTCCTGCAACACTAACTCAAGACGCGTACGCGAGCGCTCATAAATGGCCTGCTCTTCTGGTGTCATTGTCATTTGCAACATCGGCAGCGTGCGTTTGCCTGTGTCGGTTATCTGCTGGCGTTGTTCCAAGCATTCCTTGGCGAGTTGCACAACTTGTTCGGCAATCGTGACATTCAAGGCAGCGGCTTGCTGCCTAATCAATCGCTCCATCTCGCGCGGCATCAAATCAAGCAACGCATCTTCATCTGTGATGGCGATGCCTTCAATGAACACTTTCTCAAGCGCCTCGTTTACTACTAGTTCGACTAAATAAGATTCTGATGACACTGGATCAATCTTCAGCTTAAGTGATTGGCTTTTAGATTTAGCGACTGCTGAGATCGCGTTAAATATGTTTTCTTTTATGCAAACTTGGGTTTGAACACAGTCACCTAATCCATAATAAGCAGTATTAGATTTATTGCTTGCGTGTATGACGGCGGGGCGGTGTCCTAGTAAATAGTCTATTGAGGTATTGCCTAAATTCGCGATTTTCAAAAGCATCGCAATGGATGGTGTCGAGCCTGTTTTTTTCCACTCAGAAACAGATGGCGCAGATATTCCAAGCCTTTCTGCTATTACGCCAGTACTGCTCGTGCCAAGCACTTCGCACACTCTTTCCCATAACCCAGAAAATTTAGGCGTGGCCGAATTATTTGCTTGACTGGATTTAGGCAATGCCTTATAAACCTCCCCGTTGGCGGGTAAAACATTTTACCCTCTAGCGAGAAAAGACTAGCACAGGCTTGCCCTGTGTCAATCCATAAAAGTTAGCGAGAACTGAAATGCAAGCACACGTCATACGCGGAAAGATCATCACCAAAGTAGGAAGCATTCGGGAAGCGGCCAAGGCTTACGGAATGAACTACACGGCACTCTCACAGGTCATCAATTACCAGCGTGCGACCACGCACATCCGGCTTGTACTGAACACACATTTCGGCATTCGGTTTGATGATCGTTACCTCAAGGCGCGCAAGCGCAAAGGCGAGAAACGCCGCCTCTGAAATCCAACGCTCAATACCCCGTTTTCTATTGGTGCCACAGAGAAAACGTCAATCAATGAAAACAGTCTCTACGCTGGAAGCAAAACAAGACTCCTCAAGTTTGAGCGCAAAGGAAATTTATGAGTTACGTGACGATCAAAGTGCCAGACGGATTGCAAAGCAGCCCCGGCCTTTTCCTGATGAATTACAACAACCGGCTGGTGCTATGCGTGCCATTGTTCAGCGACGAGATTCTTTCGCCGTGGCCTCCCAAGCCTCATCAAGCACCGGCAACTACCACACGCGCCAAACGCACTAGCACGCGGCGCAAAACGGCAACCGTCAAAGCAAGCGAGGGGCAATGAGCAAGCAGCAGCTACAAGCCAAAACGGCAGCACTGAGAGCGCAGGAATACGCCATCGCGCACCTATCAAACGCCATGAACTATTTCGAGCAAGGCGCGAGCGATTGGTTTGTCGAACACCTGATCAACAGCGCCGACAAGGCTGTTGAGCATTACATCAAAATGGCGGCTTTGGCCGCGCAGGCATAAGGCGAACCGATGCGCACCTTGCATTACTGCCTCACATATCTGAACGGGTTCTTAGATGACGGCGACAACCTCGACAGGTTTGCGGCTTACCTCAAAACCCAGAACAAGCTTTACACCGACGCGGATGGCGCACGCGATGCCAACAAGATTTTGAAGGCATTGCGCGAGGCAGAGGAAGCCGAAGCTAACTGCAACGATTACCCCACAAACGGCAAAGACGATCTGCCCTAGCGCGCTACCAGATGGGTACGCGGGCGTCCCGCCCGCTCTTGGGTGCGTGATGACTTGAGAGCAACGAGACGCCCGCGTATCCGGCTCGCCACTTCACGCCACTTCACGGATGATAAAGGCATCACGCCAGCATCGTTCAAACCTAAAACCTCACAGGTGCCAGCAGGAGTTTCACGATGGGTTATCGCAATCGCAAATCACCAGACCACGGCAAGCCAATGCCCAAGGTCAACATCCGCCATCAACATCACGCGCCCGTGTCACGCGCGCCGGGCAAGACATCAGGCAGCAGCAACCGTATGCCGCCTGTGTTCTATGTGATCTTTCTGGGCATTGCCGCGCTGGCGCTGGCTGCGCTCGCACACTGAGGCAAACAGGAGGCGAGAGATGTTCATTCGATTTAAGCTCTTTTTATTTTGGGTGCTTTGGACTGCGCTGCCGCTGGCAATGGCATTGCGCTAAGGCACAAACCAGTTATGGGGTCACTTGCTCTTTTCAGAAAGGTCACGGCTGGCGCTAGAAACCAATCGCCGTGAAGGGCGCGACCCCGCCCGCTTTCGTTGCCTTCTCATCTGGGATTTTGGGGTTAGGCAACGAAACTTGAGCGCATATGAAAGCTCACCACGTGGTGATGCCAACCTATGTACTTAAGGTCAATCTGGCGGTTTGAAGCCGGAGCTTCCGGTACAGGAAGCTCCGGTATTTTTGAGAGGTTCACTAATGGCAACAACAACTACACAGCCCAAACGCGGCACGAAAACCAAAGGCCAATTGCGAGCCATTTGGGGATTGGCAAAGACCAAAGGAATTGACGATGAAACCTTGCACGCACTGGTCACACGCGAGACGGGCAAAACGTCAATCGCAATGTTGAGCAAAGCCGAAGCTGACAAAGTCATCGTCGCGCTTGGCGGCGAAGCGCAAACACCCGCACGCGGCAATTCGATTCGCAACCAGCAATACAAACGCCGCAAGGCTGGCGTGATTACGCTGGTCAAATTCGGGCAACGCCGGTTGCTCAAGTCGCTGGCAGTCAAACGTTGGGGCGAGGCCGCAGACGAAACACTTGCGAAGTTCTGTCGCGGGCAGATCGCCAAAGACGCTCCGCAAACCTCTGGCGAGTGCAATCGCCTGATTCAAGCCTTAAAGGCGATGAACGCAAGGGAGGTGGCGAATGGCTAACAAAAACATTCACGGCACAACCCTGAACGATGTGCGCGTGCTGGAAGCGCTGGCAGATGACAACTTCAGACCGCGTTCATCACGGGAACTAGCCGATGAACTCAAGCTGACACACGAGGCTGTTTACGCTTCGCTGATCACTTGGCGCGCGGCTGAATACGTGAAGAAAAACGGAAGCCGTTGGGAAATCTCAGCACGGCTGGCGATGTTCGCCAAAGACTTACTGGCAAAGGCTTAGAAATTCCCACATCTGAGAATTTCTAAAACACCCTTTGTTGATTTTATTGACTTTATTACCTGTTCAGAGTTCGCAACTTGCGAATTTCAGGAGGCGTTTTGAGCAAAGAAGCAAAAGAAGTCGCTATTGAGAAAGTGCAAGGCGCACTCGAACGCAATAGCAAGCAAAAGCAACTAATCGAGGCTGCTGAATTCGTTGGCGGCATCAGTGCTGTTCACCGCATTTCGCAATGCCTCGCCTCGCAAGCCATTCGCGCAATGGAAAAGATGCAGGAAGCCAAAGGGCACGAAGCATTCGGCTATACGCGCTTTGATGATTTCCTTGACCAGCATCCCGGCTCGCCGATGAACTCAAGCAAATATTACCGTCAACGCGACTTGCTTTACAAAGAGGGTGATCTGGTTTTTGACGCGATGCAAACCATCGGCATTCCCGCCAATACGCGCAAACTGCTCGGCAAAGGCGAGATCGCGATTGACGGTGAAGAGATCGTTGTCGGTTCACATCGTATGCCACTGAGCGACACGCAAGGCATCAAAGCCGTCTTGCAAGACTTGGCCTTTCAAAGCGAGAAACAAGCCAAGAAAGTCAGCGACCTCGAAAAAGACATCAAGGCCACCAAGGCCAAACTGGTCGAAACCGTCAAAGCCGCCAGCAAGGCCAAACCCGACAAAGAGGCAGGCACGCCGTTTGGGCAAGCGTTGTTAATGGTGCTGGTCGCAATGAACGAACTCGCCAAAGAAGTGGGCGAACTCGATCAAGACGAATTGCGCGCCCAACAAGACAACTGCCTCAGCCGCATCGGCGAAAAGACAAAAGAGATTATGGAGGCTTTCAAGCTGCAAACGGCTCCGCCGCTCAAAGCGAGCAAGGGCAAAGGCGCAATTGACGTTGACGAATTAGACGACGAGTTGTTTGACGAATAACCGGTGAATTTCGGACTCCCCGAATCTCACCTTTGGAGGCTCCCCCAATGACACGCGAAGAATATTTAAGGCAGCGGCGACAAATGCAAGAGCAACAGTTGCCCATCAACAATCAACGCGCCATTCGTGGCAATTACATCCAGCAAACCGAACGCGAGCAACGTCCCACAGCAACCCCGCAACGTCGCTCGATTTTCACCAGACTCACTCGCAAAGGCCGCAGGAATGGGCCGCAAACACAGGAGGCTTGAATGCTGCTGATTATCCTCACCAACGCGCTGGCAGAGTTGTCAGACGAGCAAATGCTTTTCGCGTTGTTCATCACGTTCGTGCTCGGCTTTGTTTGCGGCGCGTTGTTTGTTTCTTCGCCGCCGCCGCCGATGCGTCGCCACTAACTTTTTCAACCAACCATTCAACCGATCAACCAATGAAAGGAACCATCGCAATGAAAGAACAAGCTCAAATTCAAAAACAACTCAAACAAGAATTCGCCGAAACCTATGGCATCAACGCCGAAGCCATCAGTTTTGACGAAGACGGCAACCTGCAACTGAAACACCGCGAAATGCAAATTGTCGCGCCGCAATTGCTGGCGAACTGGCAAAGCGCCGAAGTCGGTTTCAAACGCTATGACGATTCGATCAAAGCGGCTGTTTGCTTTGCCACCATCGTGGCAGGCGAACGCGTTGAAACCCGCGAAGCCATTGCCCAAATCGGCGAGCGGCTTGGTGACGACATCGTTGACCGGATGTCGCAGGCCATCGCCATTGCTTCGGCGCGTGCCTATACCAACGCGCTCAACGCGCACGGCTTTGATTTGTTGCGCGCTCACTCGCAACGAATGAACCGTCCGCCCGTGCTGGCTTTGGCTGGCGCGCATCGCGGCGAAAACAGCGGCTTGCGCAAACAGTTGCACGCGCTGGCAACCAATCTCGGTTACATCGCTATCCTGAACGGGCAACAAGACCGCAGCAAATACGTCAAGTTGCTGCAACACAATTTCGGTGACGACATCACTACGTCCGCGAATCTTGACGACGCACAGGTCAAAGCACTGGTTGATCTGTTGCGTGCCGACGAGCAAGTTCAGCGGTTGCGTCGTGTGCAAAAGATGGCTGCTTAGGCTTGCGCTTAAGAGTCGCCGAAACGCGCGGCTTCGCCTCAGCCCGGCGAGGCCGCGCATCCTCATCAACGCGCCAGCAAAGACAACCAGTGACCAGAATGACGAACCAAGTTTTAGACGAGATTGCCCGCGAAGAAATTCGCGCCGCGATGACAGGATTGCGCAATAAGCAAGCCAGCGCGGAGGCTGCGCGTTTGGCTCAAACTTATGGCGTTTCGATCAACACGATTTATAACGCAACCAGCGACCTCAGACCCAAACGCAAGACGCGGGCTGACAAGGGCAAACGTGTTGCCTCTTTAACCGAAGATGAAGGCTTGCGCCATTGCGCCGAACTTGTCACCGCCTTGCATCTTGCGCCCGCGCTCGCGCTCGAAAACGCCAAGCTCAACGGAATGGCCGTTGACATTAGCGAGGCCACTTTGCGGCGCTATTTGAACGAACACGGCATCAGCCGGAGGCAACGAATGAACACGCGCAGACCCCATCGGCGCTTTGAGGCAGACAAGCCCGGCAGCGTCTTTCAATTCGACATATCGGGCTTGAAATCACGCTGGTATGAAGACGTGCGCTCGCGCAAGATCATTCGCGTTTCTGAGCTTGAAGTTTCAGTCAATCACCCCAACGCAGACAGCAACCGCGTGCAGGTTTGGGCCTTCGCTTTGGTTGACGATCACAGCCGCCGCCGCTTCACGCGGTATGTCGCCGTTGACAAGCCCAATAGCACGCACGTTGCGCAGTTTTTGTTGCAGGCTTTTCGTGAGATGGGAGTGCCGCTCAAGCTCTATACGGACGGCGACAAAATCATTCACAGCAAGCGTATGCAACGCGCCGTGCAACTGCTCGACAAAGCCTTTGAATCATCGGGCGGTTTCACTATCGAAAAGCACGCGCCCGGCAACTCGCAAGCCACCGGCAAAGTCGAAGTCGCGCACCGCTGGATTGAAGAGCATAACCGCTTGCTCGGCATCAACGACGAACGCCCATCCATCGAGACGCTCAACACGTTTGCCGTGAATATGAGCGACCGTTTTAACCATCGCATTCATAGCACCACAGGCGAGACGCCGATGGCCCGTTGGCAGAACACACGCAGCGTCTTTCGCGTGCCTCCGCCAGCCACTTTAGACGCCGCTTTTATGGCGCAAGAATTCACTGTCACTTTGCGCGCAGACCTCACGATCAAGATCAAAGGCGACACCTTGCAACTGCCACGCGAAGGCAAGCTTTTAGACTGGGCTGCGCTCGGTCACAAGGTCACTGTAGTGTTGCCGCATCAAGCCGATTGGCTGGTTGTCATCGGGCAAGATGGAACCGAAGTTATCTGTGACCATTCCACTTTCAAAGCCGATAACGCGGGCGATTTCAAAGCCGTGCCAGACACCGCCGCCGAAACCTTGCGCAAGTCGCTCAAAGAGACGCGCAAAGCCAAGCTCGACGCCAACAAAGCGAGCGGCGAACGCTTCGCAATTCAATTGCTCGATCAGGCTGATGAGATCGCACGCCCGCTTTCGTTTCCCAAGCCTACGGTTGAGATTCCAGCCGAAAAAATCGCGGCGATTCCTGGCGCTTCAACGCTGGCTGGCAAGTCAGGCGCACGGCATTTTGATTACTTCGACGCGATAGATTGGATGCGCGAAAACAAGGCGTTTGAAGACGCGCCAGACGCCGCCAGCATCGCTTGGTTGAAAACGATTTTTGGCCCGCGTGAACTGGTCGAAGAGAACGAATTACAGGCCGCTTGGGACGCGCGCCCAAGCGAACAATCAAACGTTATCCCCATGCACAAACTCAAGCTTGCTTAGGAGGCATTTTTAGATGATGGCGGCTTCACCACGCTTGCAAAAAGCACCCTCGTTTTTGAACTTCGGTCACGCGCTGAAACGCATCAGCACGTTGCACAAAATCAGCTATTCACAACTGGCTGATTTGTGCGGCGGCAAGCACGCCGGAGCATCCCGCGATTTCTTTTACCGGCTGTGCAATGACCAGCCGATTAACGAGCAAACCTTGGCGCAATTGCGTCCGCGTTTGGCCTTGGGCTTGCTCGGTTTTTTGATTCAACGCGGCCTTGATCGCAACGCCGCTTTCAACCAACTCGTTACCGCTTTTGAACCGGAGGAACTTACCCCAATGATTGTCGAAAGAACCACTTTGCCGCCCGTCGCGTGCAAGCACTTTGGCCTGACACGCGACCCATTCACCGAACGCCCCAGCACGCGCTCAGACGTGTGGATGTCAACCGAACATCAACGCGTGATCGAGCAGATGTTGAACGCCGTCAACAAGCAAAAATTCATCGCTCTTTTGGGCGAAGTTGGCAGCGGAAAAACTACGCTGAAAAAGGTGTTAGTTGACCAACTTGCCGCCAGCGACGGGCAGGTTAAACACAAGCTGCTTTGGCCCAAAGCCGTGGGCGTCAAACGCATCACGCCAGCCAATATTGAGCGGTTCATTTTGGAATCATTTGGGCAGCGAAGCTCGGCTGATGCCATCGCTCGCACCACTCGTTTGGAACAAACTTTGGAGTCGCTTTACACCGACAATCACCGCGTTGCCATAGCCTTTGACGAGTGCCACCGATTGACCGACGACACGCTCTATGCGCTCAAAGATTTCTATGAATTGGGCACGGGCGGATTCATCGCATACATCGGCATCATCCTGATTGGTCAAAGCGAATTCACAGCCCGTTTGCGCGACGTTCGGCATAGCCCGTTGTCGCAACGCATTGAGGTTGTTCAGATGCCCAGCGTCGAAAAATATGCTTGGGAATATGTCACCCACCGGCTGGCAAAAGCTGGCTGTGAAAACGCCGAAGCGCTCTTTGAAAAAAAGGCCGTCGAAGTGCTGGCTGCGCACGCAACTACGCCGCTGGCGCTCGGCAATTTATGCAACCGTGCGCTGCGAAAAATCCGCGAATATGGCGAACCAACCGTCACACCGCAACTGTTGCGCTCACGTATGAATCTTGCACAAGAACCGCGCATTCGCTCGGTGAAAGAGGCTTAAAACAATGTTGAAACAACGCGCCAAATTCAAAGGCAGAAAAGACGCTATCAAGGTGCCAACCAAATACAAAAACCAGCGCACGGCTTATGCCTTGGGCTATTGGCACGGCGACAAAAAGGCGAAGGCTTGCACGCGGGCAAGTTTCGTCTATGACGCGAGCTATTCGGCCTATCTTTTGGGCTTCACGGCAGGCTCAATTGCTCGCGCTGCGCGCCTTGGTTTGGTGCTTTTGACAATTTTTTCAGCTTGTGCATCGGGCGCATTTGGGCAGTCGCCAGAGCCGATCAATTGCACGGTTTTTGAAGTTCTGTCAGGCAATGAAATTGCGTGCTGGTTGCCCGTCGAAACACGCGCCGCACGGCGTGAATACACCACGGCGCGCATTGCCGGAATTGAGACGCAACAGGCGAGCGGCAAGCTTGCCACCGACGTTGCGAACCAAGCCCGGCTCGCGCTGGAACGGCTGGTTGCAGGTCAGTCCGTTCGTGTGCGCGTGTTGGGCGGCGAAGCCATCTGGTTGTATGACGAAACGCCCATCCAAGCCGAACTCAAACCCGGCTGGCGCTGGCGTTGGCGCTTGATTGTCACCCTGAATATGCTTTCGTTGAACGTAGACGACGAACGCGAAGGCCATGACGTAGCCGAAAGAATGCTGCGCACTGGTTGGGTGTGGTTGCCGCGTCTGTTTGAAACCGAAATCACCGACCACGATCAAGCCAAAACGTATCGCGCCGCCGAAGTCAGCGCCAAGTTTGCACAGGCTGGTGTCTGGCAATACGGCATCTTTGGCCCGCTCGCCATCGAACGCGGCGCAGACCCGAAACCGAAGCTGCCAACACGGCGCAATTAACACAACAACGGGGAACCGATGAATATTGAAACACGCGTTTGCTATGAATGCGGCGAAGAATGGGTTGATGGCGGCGAGACTGCATGCATCTTTTGCGGTTCTGAAAACACGGCGATTATCGAACCTGAAGATGAGGATGAAGGCGATGTGTAAGCCGTGCGGCAATCAATGTTGCGCCAGCGACAATTGGCGGCATTGCGGCTGTGATCACTGCCGCAATCCGCTGTGCTGGCGGGATGAAGATCGCAGCAGATTTACGCCTAGTTTACGGGGGGCTTTAGATGGTTTCAGGCTTTTGGTGGGCTGGTATTTTCTGGCGTTACGAAACGGGCATCAGCTTGGTGGGCGTCGTCGGATGCACTGTTTCAGGCGAGCCGCCGCACTGCCTGCACATCGCAATTCCGGGCCGTGACTTCGCGTTTGACCCGCCTTGCAAGCTCACGCACCAGAACCGAGTCGAGGCAGCAATCAAGCGCGAAATCAAACGGCGGTATCCTGACTTATTCAAGATACGAGGCAAGAAATGACTAATCTTATTTTGAAGGTTTTGCCGTGCTGGTGCTGCGGTTACAACGAAGCCACAGAGACCGGACGCGAGCAAAATTGGGTTTGCCCTTGCAAAACTAAGCGCTGTGAGTGTTGCCACTTTTGCACGCTTCACTGTCAATGCAACGAGGCAATGAGGCGTGAATATGACCTGCATTTACGCTCTTTTTTAACCGCCTTGGCAAATCTCAGGAAGCTTCATCCCCAGCACGTAAATCACTTGCAAGGCTTACCAACAAAGAGGAAGAAATGAGCAACAAAACTAAAGACGCTGCAACTGGCGTTGATATAGCAATCCGAAACTTACTGAGTGCTACCAAAAACGATAAAGACGCAATCAGTTGCCTTGTGCTGGGTGATGTTCGTGATGGATGGGCAGGCAGCAAAGGCACTGTGTTTGTTGTACGCGATGCTGAAATTGCAGAGAAGCTTTTCAAGCTGTTGCTCTCAAAATCTTGGAGTTCAACAGAGCCTGCGTTGACTGAGGTTCAATTGTAATGGCACGCAGAATGTCGGTCGCATTGACCAAAGATCAAGTCATTGCTCGCACCAAGGACGTTACGCGACGTTTGGGTTGGGAGTTCGCCAAAGCCGGAGATGAAGTCATTCTGGTTAGCCGAGTGATGGGATTCAAGAAAGGTGAGACGGCGGAGGTTTACGCCATCGTCAAATTGAGGGAAGTGCGCCGCGAACCATTGAACAAAATCACGCGTGCCGATTGCGTCCGCGAAGGCTTTCCGCATTTGAGTCCGGCTGAATTCGTCACGATGTTTTGCCAACACAACAAATGCACGCCTGACACGATGGTCACAAGAATTGAGTGGGAATATCTTTTCTAAGAAGGCGAAAGACGCGTGAGCAGATACCATAACAACAAAAAGCTTCGACCGGATAACACTGGGCCGTTTTGTGAATGCAAACACCGTCAAAGTCGCCATCTCAACAGTAAGCATTTTTGCGAAGTTAAAGAATGCGAATGTGCGCAGTTCCGCGAATCGTCAAAGAAATCTATAGACGCGTCATTTGGGATTCAATTACGCGTCAAGCTTGAGATGGCCTCTTTTCATCAAGCTGCCTAAATTCTTTATGCCGCAAGTGCATTCCTACAATTTTCAGCAACTGAACAAGCTTGCGCAGCAGATCGTCGGCACGATGCGCGCTCACTGTGACCGCGTAGAGATCGCTGGAAGCCTCCGCCGCCGCAAGTCAAACCCCAAAGACATTGAGATCGTAGCCATTCCCAAACAAGGTGATTTCGTTGACCTGTTGCAAGAGCAGCGCGCCAACCTGCTTTACGAATGGGCGCGCAACGTCGAGGCAGAGAACCGCATTCATTGGATTAAGCCCAGCACCGATGATGTGATCAGATGGCCGCTGAACCCTGACGGCAAATACTGGCGTGGATGGCTGGTGAAAGGCGAAATCAAACTCGATTTGTTTTTGACTACGCCAGAGACGTGGGGAGCAACGTTCCTGATTCGCACTGGCAGCAGCGACTTCAACCAGCGCGTCTTTAGCTGGGCTGAAAATCACACCGGCCATAAATTCTACGGCGGGAAGATGCACGATGCGGTTGGGCGATTCGTGCCGACGCCAGAAGAGGAAAGCATTTTCGAGATTTTGGGAATGCCGTATACTGCGCCTGAAAAGAGGTTCTAGGATGAATAAGTTTATTCAAGCATTAGAGGAAGCGATTCGATTGCAGCCTGAACTGTTTGAGCCTCGCTCAGAGTTTTTAGACAGTCTCAAACGAGTGAATAACAGAACGGCTCAACAGCAGTACGCGCGGAGCTTGAACGCAACGACGATGGCGTATTGCCACGATTGTAAGACTTATTTTCAATCCTCTTCTGAAGATGCGGGCTATTTGGTGATTCGCTGTGATGAATGCCAAGACAAGCGTAGCGAACCGCAATCAACGCCTAAACTCTCGTATCCCACCTTTTCGCACTGTTATATTATCGATGGTTACACCTTTATAACGAGGGAACGCGAAAGGTAGCACGTCAAAATAGCAATGAGTGAACTGCGCTAAGGAATATCCACAAAAGGCCAGAACAGGTTTTCCACAGTTTCCCGAAAGTTCGCACAAATACCCTGATTGAACTTACAAAATATCTTGCTCAATCACACAACCATGCGCACATAGATATCCGCCGAAGTT